CTGCAATTCTCTCTCAAAAAGATCCACGTAATCCTACACCTGACGTGCATCCTCAGACCACATCACTTTTAAAGTATTGTTCTGTTGTAAAACAATTTGATCCCCGTATTCTTGCTGACACAATTGAAAATGTTAGCCTTGAAACTATCAGACAGTATCCCCCAATTCGATCTGATATAGGTGTAAAATCTGTCGAAGAAGCCATTAATGGTAATGTTAAATATCCACACTATGAACCACTCGACATGAAAACTTCCCCTGGAAACTATTATAAGAAATTCCGTAAAGCCTATCACTCTGGCAAAGAATTTCTTTTTGACGGTGAACCTGGGGACCGCAAACCAGGACCAATCCTAGTAGAACGACTCCGTTATAGAAAAGACCTATACGATCGAGGAATCGTTTCAAATGAAATTTGGGAATCTTGTTTAAAAGACGAGAGACTCCCAATAGCCACTAAAATTGCACTTGGTAAAACCCGAACTTTTATACTCGGCCCTGTAGATACAACTATCTTTGGCCGTCAATACTTCTCCGACTTAATCGCCTCTATGGAATCAAAACCTACTATAGGCTATTCAGGGGTTGGCATTGATGCCGGTGGACCCGACTGGACAGCTCTTTATGACCGTCTTAGATCTAAAAATATTAATGGTTTTGCCTCTGACTACAGTTCTTATGATGGTACAATTGCGGCCGAGGTACTTGAGGGTATCGCGACTGTTGCTAACAATTGGTACGATGCATATTCACAATCCGAATCTACTGAAACCAGACGGATGAGATACATGCTAATCGAAGAGGTTACTCATACTCACATTGCCACTGTAAATGCCCTATATCAAAAACATAAGGGTAATCCATCTGGCTTTTTCGCAACCACCATCGGCAATACTATCGTCGGTGCTATTTATTTAGTTTATGTGTGGCGAAAACTTTGTGAGAAGAATAATCGTCCTGATTTGCGTGGTCTCTTCTTCTCTATGGTTGAATGTTCTGTCTATGGAGATGATAATATCCTCTCACCTGATCCCTCTGTTACTGACTGGTTTAATCAAATTACCGTATGCGATGAACTTGCTCAGCTAGGAATTAAATGTACAACTGCCCTTAAAACAACAATTGATACTGGAACTATGCCCCTGACCTCCCTGACTTTTCTTAAACGAGGTTTTCGAGAACATCATAATTTTCCTCATATTATAAATTCCCCAATTGAGATCCAAACAATCACAGAACTTCCCCAATGGCAACACAGTAATGCGCCGACTACACAGTTGGCAGACAATATTGATGACTGCTTACAATTTGCCTACCATCGTGGTAAAGATTTCTTTAATGTTATCTTCAAAGCAATTTGTAAGGAGTGTTTTGCCCGAAACCTTCATTCTTATATGCCTGTAAAATCTTATGCAGACTATGATTATGAATTTCTTTCAAAATTCAGTATGTTCCCTAAAGAACAAATGGAACTATCTAGTAACCCCGAGCCGTTTCGCACTTTATTGAAATTATTCAATTAGGTGTCGTGACCTACCAGCGTCGTGTCTGGGGCTCTTTAATAATCTTTTTCCTCAAAATTTTAGTTTATTTTAAAAACACGTTCAAAATTATTTAGTTAAATTTAAAAAAAAAAAAAAAAACA